AAATTAGCACGCATGTTAAACTTGGCAAGGTTTTTCCCAAGCAAGGGCACAGTGAAGTGGAACCCTGAGTACGAAGGAACAAAACACTTGCTAAGGAAGGTGCAACAAACCAAGTGGGAGTGCCGAGAAACGACAGCTTCCATCTTGGCTTCAGCAGCAATCGAAACATACGTCTTGCAAGCATAACGCTTAAGCCCAACAACACGAGCGAGCATATCATCACCTAGAACTAAACCAAACGAAGCGGTAGCTCTGGTGGTCAAAAGGAATGTGTAACAGATGCACATGTTCCAATAAGAATTGCGAAAAGTGGTGTCAGTTGCCCCGGTGGGCAACTCGTGCTCCAACGTAGCAGAAACACCGTGGCGGCGGTTCGAAACCGTGAACTTGTCAGTTTTGGCGTGCAGGCGTATGAACCACTCGGGACAACCCAAACGGCGCATGCACTGCAACTCCAAAGCTTGGACGTCAACGCACTGAAGCAAATCATTCTTGGAAAAGTCGCTCTCGACAAAATCACCTTTCTTCATGTCGACAAAGGGAACATAATCGACAGGCGTCTTCTTGTAAGCCAACTTGAACTTGTACGGACCAGAAACGAGTCCGCATCGTTGGTCAAGGCGACGCATTAGTTCGCAAAAAACCGGACCAGACACCGCATTGTAAATGTCAGTGCCTTTGAAAATGACCCTGGGCGCCCAATTGGGTTTGTGTTGCACAAGCAAAGCCTCAGTCTTGACGAAAACTTCCTTGCGAGAGTAGTCATTAACCCGAGAAGAACTGAACTTGTGAAGGGCCTCAACCATGCGGTTTCGCTTTTCAACGCCAAACTTGGACACCCAAGAATCAAAGAGGTCTTGGCTCCACGCGAACTCAGGAAGTGTGTCAGGACACAACGCATCTAAAAACTTTAAAGAACCGGCAATTACCCGGGGACTAGCGCGCTCATGGCTTAGGTAATTGCAACGTTTCCGGAAGGAGGCAACGAAATTGTGATACCCGTTGTCAGGAACAACGGGGTGGAAGTCCTTCAAGAGTGGCCCACCTTGCCGGACCAGCATGGGGTCAACATTCCATTTTTTCGGTATCCCAAAGCTGGCACCCTTTATGGGACATATGGAAGGATCAGCAACGGCATGGTAGGCTGCTGCGATGGCCAGGCCAGCGGCCTGGCCACCGATGACGTTTTTCGCGGTGGTGGTGGTGATGTTGACGAGGGAGGGGGAGGTTGGTGGTGCTGGTGTTGG